GGAATACAGACTTCATCAAACTCTTTCCCTTGATATATCCAACTCATAAGCTTCTTTCAATAAAGGTAATAATACTTCTCTAACTTTATCTACACCATGTACTTTAACAGAGTCTGATAGATCCTTCTCCATAGGTAGATTAATGTAAGGTATGGTAAAATTACTTTGATATCTCTGAGCAGATTTAAGACCGGGCTCATCATTATCAAACAATACAAATACTCCTTTATAATGCTTTAAAGCATTTACTATATACTTTACAGGAATCATAGAATTTTCACTGTCTGGAGCAATTGCTTCAGCATCAGTAATTCTTAGTTTATTAAAAGCCATAAGATCTTTAAGAGAAGAAGTAATAACCAAAAATTTCTTTTCACCGGTTAATTGCTCAATACCCTGTATATAATCCCGTACCTTAATAAACTTACCTTCCTTTACTTTTGGCTGATAAATCTTGTAAAGTGAGCCATCATTTTTAAAATAACCATAGATATGATTATTACTAATCTGCATTTTGCTTTCTACATCAACATCTGTTTTAGACATGACATAGTAACTTAAAGGAGCTACATTATATGCTTCTAACATTTTAGAACCTATATGATACTGACCCCAGTATTTTTGATCCAGATTATTCCAATGACGGATTTCAAAATCAGTTACTCTAAATTTACTTTGTGGTATTATTTCTCTAAGTGCTACATGCTCATTGTTTTTTAGATAATCATTATAATCATCTATTATTTTATATGAGGCTGCAGCTCTACTGGTAGTACTAAACAATGTTTGTACTAAATGCAAAGCATCACCACCACTGCCGGAGGAGAAATCTTTGTACTTATATACATTTCTTGCATCTAGATAGATGTACATAGACGGAGTCTTCTCTCTTAAATTAAAGATTGACTTCATTTTTATACTTTGACCAGTAAGTTTTTCGGAAAGTTTAAGATAATATTCAAATACCCATTCAACAGGAATATCTTCCAATTGAGAAATTAAATTCTTTGTAGAAATCATAACTACTTCCCTTAAATGAAAAAGGGAAGCCATTGCTGACTTCCCTCATCAACAATTAATATTAGTCTAGAGAAAAATCAGATGATGTTTTGCTTGGCATAGTGAAGTCATCATCATTTCCAAAATTAGAAACTTCTTTTACTTCTAACTTCTTAAGATGTTTAGCCTCATCATATGTAAGAACCTTACCGCCATCTACTTCACCATATGCATACTTTCTGTTTTCTGCTTTTGGTAACCACATGTCATAGCTAGTATAGCCATTCTTATTTTCATATTCTTTACCAGCAACACAGAACTCAAGATATTTATCTGCAAAAGGTGCTGTTTTAGTAAATGCAGTTACAAAGTCTTCAATAGTATCATGCTTGTTATCTTGATCAACAAACCAATCAATAATATCTAAAGTTTTGCATAAAGACTGTAAGAACATCATAATAGATCTATCACGGTTGATAGAAATTCCTGATTTTGTAGTACCATCAGCAAATGCATATTGGCTAGCTTTTACTTTACCAATCTGACCTGCATAATTACCTTTTGATTCATCATTCTTATCAACCATGAAACCTTCAAAACCTTCAATAGGTGTAGTTTCAACATGTAATATTAAATGATAAGCATCTGGGATAAATTTAAATGCTTCCAGTTCTACACTGTTAATTTTTAGGGTATGATTACCCGGTGCAATTGTTTTAGGTAAATTACTTCCTGAATTACCTGTACCCAAGTCTGTTGTGCTTAGTGCCATTTTTATTTGTTTTAGATATTAATTAAATAAATACTTTTTCCCAATTCACATTGATACTATTATCAACTGCTTCTGAGACTACAATTTCCTCATCTCTAAGATGATCTGGTCTTGCTCCACAAGTTACTTCTTCATTAGTCTTAAATGATAGAATGGTTTTATTACCTTTTCTATACATGTAACCAATTGCATCTGCATTTGAACAGATTAGAGACTTTATTTTACCTGTCAAATCAATGTTTGCAGACATAACCATTTCACCCTTATCATCCACAACCTTGTCTTTAATATGACCAGATAAAATAATGTGGGGTGCTAAAGTATCAATAAAATCTAATACTTGAAAAAAAGCTTGACGAATATATAAATAACCTGCACCATTAGGTAGTGTAGTTACTGTATCTCCGTCAAAGTTTTTACCCATTGGAGTTTGCTTATAAAGCTTAATTGCAAGAGGCATAATCATGTCTTCTAATGCAGTTACAGTATCAACTGTAACATACTTATAAGGACATCCAGCTTCTTTAATAGCTTTACCAGTATCAAGTAACTGTTGCAAGCTACTAATCTTTACTTTCAGAGCATCTACGTAATCAGAACCATTTTCTAAATCAAGAATTAAATTATTTTCAAGACCTGCAAAAGCTGTTGTTTTACCTGTCTTTGGTTTAGAATAAATTACTATTCTTTTAGGGTTTACCCTTTCTGCTTTGACTTTACTAGTTGGAAGCACTATACTCATATCTCACTTTTTGTTTGTGTAATCAGATCATTTAACCATGGTCTAGCACTAACAGGTTTTAACAACATTATAGCTGCTAAGTCTCTGATAGTAATTTCTGACAAAGGTGCATCTGCAATTTCTACATTAGCAGTTTCTGCTTCTGTTTTAGGAGCAAATTCTTCTTCAAAGTCAGGAAACATAGCAGGAACTAAAGTTTGTTGCAATCTTGGTAAAGATTGAGTTTCTTTAACTTGTTCCTTAAGTCTCTTCTCATACAAACTGTAAGAAATATTACTTCCGTCTTTAAGCACAGCTTCCATTTCACTTGTAGGTACAATGTACATTTTGTAAGTTTTACCTTCATTATCTACACCTTCCTTAACTTCATATTCTTCAGCAAAATATGGGTTGTGCTTAAGTTTAAAAAGTTGTCTGTTATCATTCATTGGAGCAATGTTAATAACCTTACCATGAGTATCAGTTACATTGTCATAAAATTCAATGAAGATATCATCTCCCTTTTTCAATTCCCATTCAAAGAATTGTGAGTGTCTTCCAAATTTACCTTTTTGGAAAAATGCCGTCTTTATTGTAAAGAACGGATCAGCAGTACCAACTGCTGTGAAAGTGTCCATATGATGCATATAGAACTCCTTTTCTTTTTCTTTTCTGTTAAACATAATCAACTATTTACTTTTTAGTACTTAATGACATAGCTTGTGCTGGCGGATCTATTTCTATAATCCTCATTAGGTTTCTATCTAATTTGAAGAAACTAATCTTAGTAAGACCATTTCTAGATTTCAAGAAGTGAAATACTAGTATATCATCATCATTAATGATATATTTTTCTGGACCATACTGTCTAATTTTTCTAATAGATGGTTTGTTAATACCTAATACTACATCCGCATGCTGCAACAAAGCATCTGCTCCAAATAAATCAGAATCTAACACATAATTACCATATTCACCGTCTCTAGCTCTATCAGGACTATCAATATTTCTATTGAGCTGACTTAATACTACAAAAGCAACTGGATAGTGCTTCTTCATATATGTAAGAGCTTCACCAAGTGAATAAAGCATTTCAAACTTATCTTTTTCAGATTTAGCTACTTTTAATAGTGCTGAGTGATCAATAGTAACAAGCATATTTGTATATGTTTTAACCATGTTACCATCTTTATCTTTAACCATTTTAGCATGATCTTCCATGTGCTTATGAATTGTAGCACACATTACATCTACTGTACATGGATCATAGATAACATCAATTACATCTCTGTCTTTAGACTTGTGATACAATTGAACACACTTATCAAAGATTTTATCATCCAAAGGTTCAGCTTTACTCATCAATGTGTTGTAATCATAACCTGTATTTAGACTTAACTTACGGATACCGTTTGTCTCATCTAACATTTCAAACTGAAACTTAAGTATTCTAAATTCATGGTCTTTGTTGTTTTCAATGATATCATCAATCAACTGTTCCATGAATAAAGTTTTACCTGTTCCAGGTCTAGCACCTACTACGGTGATAGTTCTCCATTCTAACCCATCACAAAATGCGTCATTAAATTTTGGCCATGCACTTTTTAGTGACTTCAGTTTTCCTTTTCTTCTAGCATCTAACTTATAGATTGCTTTTTTGAGAGCATCTCTCTCACTAACCGGTATTAAAGGTGCCGCACCATTAAATAATTGACTCATGTTATATTGGTTTATTTATTAAATCCTTTTTTGCCCTATTATACATCCAGTGTAATAAACTTAGTACCAACTCAATACATATGTACTGTACAAATGATACAGTTACTATAAATAGATTGAGTGACATATAGCCTAGTACTGTTCCTAGAATGGCTAATAGAAGTAATATTGTTCTTTTCATTAGTCCACTCTTTCTGTAAAATAATCTACTACTTCATCTTCTCCACTGTCTATAAGTTCACAATAAGTTGCTAAGTCTGAGTCCCAGGTTTTATCAGTATTTTGTTTGCGGATAAAATACTGAGAGGTTCTCATGTATTCATACCTTCTGACACTATACTCATCAACATACTTTGTTGTTGCTCTTATTATAGTATCCCATTCAAAACTATAGTTCTCAAAAAACCATCTGAAGGAATTTTCAAGAGTTTTAGGATTGACTCTTGCATATTTACCACTAGACAGTTTTTTATTAGGGAATATTTTATTGTACTCCTCAATTTTATCTAAGAACTCACTCCCTAATAAATCTTTACTGGTTTTCTTCTTGCTTTTTCTGAAATAAGATTCTATTTCAGATATAAAAATAAGGCTTTTATGAGTTAACTCCAAGTTTTCATCTAACCATTGATCATTTTGCAGCTTTTTGCATTCTATTGCTTTATTAACAAAGTTTGCAACCACAATTTTTTCTTTGATACAATTCAAAACATAGAAACTATTTGGTGTCAAGCCCTCTTTAATCAGCTTACTAAATATCTCCATCATACTACCATGTAATTAAATAATCACCCCTATTTTTAGCCAAGATTGAATGAATCTCAGTAAATACACCATTGCTATCCCACTTAGAACCGTTATAAGCAGCTGAAGCAGGATGCTTAACAAAAAACTTATAGTTATTATCATTAGTGAGACTAGACCACTCTTCAGCTTGTTTACCCATGTACACATAAATCAATCCTGGATTATAATTATTTAGCCAATCTAGTAAATAAGCAGTAAATGGCTTCCATATATCATAATGACTACCAATTTTACCTACTTCAACTGTAAGAGCTGTATTAAGTAATAATACTCCTTGATTGGCCCATCTCTTAAGATCTACATCAGTGCTGTGTTGATCACCATGGTAAACAGTTTTGTTTACTTCATCTAAGATGTACTTTAAACTTGGCTGTAATTTACCAGTGTTACCGCAACTAAATGCAATTCCATCTGCTACACCTAACTGTGGATATGGATCTTGACCCATTATAACCACTTCTAATTTATCATACGGACATTCTTCAAATGCCCTAAAGACTTGTTTTAACGGAGGAGTAAATTTTTTATCTTCTTGGCTTAGACTCCATAACTTGGTGATAATATCATCAAATTCAGAACTAAATATAAAAGATTTAAAAATTCTACCCCAGCCACTTGAATCAAGTTTATCAAATAATTTTTGTTTAATTTCTTCAATGTCAATTTTCTGTTGCATATCTTTGTTTAAAATAGTTTTATGAAAACAGCAAAAGTAAAAGAGTTAAAAGATGACGCTATCATGACTGTTGAGGTTAATAAAAACTTCTATCTAATGGTCAAAGCTGTCTTATTTCAAGTGTTTAAAGAAGTCCAAAAGGAAGGTAAAACAAATGACTTTACAGACATTACTAAAAAACCATATGAAGAACTTACAGAATCACAACGTTCTTTTTATACACTTACTTTATTATTAGCAGAAATTGAAAGACAGGCAACTCTGAATAATCTTTTTGATGAAAAAGAATTTACTGAAAATGATGTAAATATAGATGATGATCCTACAGATTAAGATTGTAGTATCTACCTATTTCTATACAAGCTTCAATAGCTAAACTTATTTCATCTTTACTGCAATCAGCAAAAGATTTACATTCCAAGCTGGTCCCGTTTTCAATACAGAGACCAGCTTGTTGTTTTACCAATAGTTTCATTTCTTCAAATGTATAACCGGACTCTTTTGCTAACTCCCTAATACATGCATGTATCTTAGCTAGCTGAGCCTTACTATGATCAGCATTAGCTAAATCAATATACATTTCTACGGACTCACCTTCAGCTAGTTTTTGCATTAATAATGCATAAGCTAACTTATCTTGAGGAGTAGAGAAAACAAGTTTTCCTCCCTTTTTAGTTAGTTTCCCTGTATACATTATTCACATATTAAAATACTAATTAGTTCACGTAGTTGCTGATAATGTTCAATTTTTCTAATTACTAGAGTGGGTATTTCCCAACATTTTATTTCCCAATTATCATCTACTACATCAACATTATCTATTGTGTATAGATCAAGATCATTACATAATTCTTTAGAATAATAGTAATAGTCATAACCATTATCACTTTCTGCATGAGGTACAGTTATCTTTTCAAAACCTTCCTGTATTAACCATTCTTCTGTCATAGATTTAAGTTTTTCTTGTTTTTATAAATAACTCATGGCTCATTACTTTAGAAGAATAGTTATCTCTGATGTCTTTGTAAACTTCAAGATCTATATCCTTACCAAATTGATCATGTCTATTACTCATGATGTTTTTTACAACATGCATTGCTATGTAAGCATTGTCTTCATCTTCAGACTTAAGCATGTTTAATAAATTATTACACTCTTCCTCATTAATTAATTGGAAGTGTTTACATAAATTCATTTCTGCCATTAAAATAAAAGGCCTGTAGAGACCTTTATGCACTCCTTCTGAATATAGATACCACATATAATTTATGTTGTCACCTTTATGATCTTTAGTAAAATTATAATGTTCTTTAGCTATAGATGTACACAATTCAGAAAGTTCTTGACTAGTGGTTTTTGTTGCCATAATTCTTTCTTGCTCTGTTCATTTTTTTTTGCATTCTTTTAGTCTGTTTATTGACTACTTTTTGTCTTTGAGCAACTGTTCCAGGTGTAACTCTTACACCATAGTTAGGACCTGTCTTACAGGAATATAATAAACATAATATGAGTAATAATCTTAGCATATACAAAGTTAAAATATATACCTGATTTTATTCCAAGGAATATATTTATCATGTAACGCAACAAACTGTTTAATGTAATCAGCTTTTCTGTTGTGCTCATATCTTATATTCTTACCACCATACTGAGAAGTTTTAGCTTCTTGTATCTTAGGTACCCAAAGTAGATTTTCTCCTGGTAGTTTATGCTGTAGATTATACAGATGTTTATCCTCATTATGAGTAAGGAATATTACTTCAGCTTTAACAGCTTTTTGTGGCCAATTATACATATAACAGTGTTTGTTAATAACATCAAACAAAAACTCATATTCTGTTAACCAATCATCATGTACTATTACAGGGCTAAAATTAAGATGAACTTCATAACCTGCATTTAGAAAATCAGGAACAACTCTAAGTCTTTCATCAATAGAACTAGTATTAGGTTCTAGTATTTTTCTCCATTTTTCAGGCATCAAACTAAATCTAATTCTAATCTTACGTTCTGGATTAAACTTTAACAAATCTGTATTTACATACTTAGTAGCAAATGAACCCATAGCAAGTGGATGATCTCTAAAGAACTCAAAGATCTTTTCCCATTCATGATATTTAGCATGTAGAGCAAAGTCTTCATTACAAGAGATATCATATGTAATAAGATCTCCTGTTTGATTTGGTTTTTCTACATCTGCAAACCATGCATGTGAGTTAATTTCTGTCAGGATATCCATAGTATTTGTAGCTATGGATAATCCCTCCGGTTTATGTCTTTTCATGTAACAATAACTACAATTGTAAAGACATCCGTGTCCAAAACTAGGACTAATAAAATCTGTGCTTCTACCCGAAGGCCTAATCTGCATAGATTTTCTCGTCACATGCTGTACTATTTTTTTTGTCGTAGAGGTAGTCATAGTAAGTCTTTTTATTATTGCTCATACTGCTATCTTTAGCCCAGTCTGTTACTACAGTTGTAGTATCAATAATACTAGGTTCTTCTACAACTATGATATTTTCTTCAGGAGAATAAAACATAAACCAACCAATAGTTATACCAGCAAGTATTCCTACAATGGTTCCTAAGAAATACCATTTTTCATTAAAATCTTTTAAAATCTTCATAGTAACTCTTCAGGAAATTCATTTTTAGTTTTAGTTACAGCTGGTGTTTTTCCACTTCTAAGTAAGGCTTTAAGACCATCCCAAAAACCCGTAGCTAAATAACAAGTATGAACTACTACACCTTTAGGAATTACAATGTACCCGATAAATGTTGTGTGATATATATCCTTTTGTTCTATATTACTTATAAAAGCATTATAGTAATCATCCTTACTAACATAAATTAACCAGTGAGTCTTTGTTTTCCAAAGAACTTTTCCTTGTATAGTGTCTATGCTAGATTTATAGCCAGGTTCAACACCACCTCTTTTGTCATAAAACGTTTTCATTTCTCTTCTTCTTTTGGTTTATAAATATGATACTCACACTTACCGTTAGCATCAGGTTTAAAGTCAGCATACACTTGACGTATAGAAGGTACAGCTGTAAATCTATAGCATGTCTTCTTCATCAAGCATTTCTCATTCTTACATAAACTTATATCTGGCATCTTATTCTGATTTAAAGGTTTCCATGATTTTTTGCTCTTAAATACTCATGTCTTTTACCAATATCACTTTTTTCCGCTCTGCCAAGTCTATGTCTCCTAGCTTTATCATGTTTTTCATAATAACATATTTTTTCATGATCTGACATTGTATCAAGTCTTTCTTTGTAGAACTGCTCTCTTAACTTATAGCTTTTACCTGGCTTTTCAATTCTATATTCAGATGTTATATTTAATTCATCTAGTATATCATCAGTAAAACCTATCTTACCTAGATTAAAGTAAGCATTGATCAAAAAGTTTGGTTTATCTAAGTCTAGTATCATTTGAACTGATAACTCTCTATAATCAGGATGACCAAAACCAATAATGCTTTTTCTAGTCAATATTCTTTTAATTACCATTTTATTTTGATTTAAATAAAGACAGGCTATTCATCCTTGACCTGTCTTAAAATGCGGATAGAGATGAACGCATCATTTTCAGCTACTTTATCTTAGTAAAGAAGCTCATTGCAAAAATAATAAGTGCTAACCCAATTAAAACTATTGTTTGCAAACTCAAGTATTCATCTAATAAATAGCAAATACTTGAAAACCCTAATAATATCAAACCTATTATAAACATTACAATCTTAAGATATAATGAGGATAATCTTTCAGCCTCAATATCTAAATCTGAAACTGTATAGTCACAGTATGTACATTGAAAAAGTAAATCATGATAGTCTTCTACACAAATTTTGTCAGATAGAAATCCTTTTTCACATTTAGGACATTGTAATCCTTTTTTAGTCCCCTTCTTCATTGTTCACTTTTTTTATCTTTGGCTTCTCCGTAGTTGGGAGAGTACTTTTTTTCTGACTGTTCAATCTTTGCAGCCTCTCCTGGATTTTGTGATTTGTAGTATTGTAATTCAATTTGTTTTTGTCTTCTTTCATACTCTTCCCAATTGTACATTTCTAATTCTTTCATTCTAGCAACATCTGCTATAGTCATACCTTCTGGTATACCTCCATTTGCATTAATAATATCTATACAAACTTCTTTCATTCGTCCCATAACTTCAAACTTTTTTCTAAAAATAATTTAATGGTTACTCTTATATCCTTGTGACCAAGAATAGATCCCGCTGCTTTTAGTTTATTAAATAATTTCTTATCAAGATCTAGTTCTACTCTTACTGATCTATCACTTTTAGATTCTTTTTCAATTACACTAAAATCAAAAGGAAACATTTGTGCATAGACATATACATTCTTTATGTATGATGTGTCTTTATAAAAATCTATTGCAATTTTCTTATTATAGTTAACATTAGGTCTTTTAAGACCTGTAAATTTTGCAATAGCATGTTCAGGCATCATAAATCTATATGCTAGAATACCAATCAAATAACTTCTTTGATCTACTGATACTCTCTTACGTGACTTATCAGTAATTTTAGATAGAGCATCAAGGATATCTTCTTTAGTATACTCTTCCATATTAAACTTTTTACATTTAATAATTGATATTAAATCTTTTCCAAACTATTTTAGTTTGATCAAAATCTTCTAATGCATCTTTAACCCATTTTTCATCAATAGTACCCATATAACATAATATATGTACAATGGCTTTATCATCTGGATTTAAACGCAAAAGTCTACCAATTCTTTGACTAGCCTTTCTTTCATTACCATATGCATGCATGATGATACCTTGTTTAAGATTAGGTATGTTAATACCCTCATTTAATTGAAGAACGGTAGATAGTTTGTTTATTCCACCCTCTTTAAAGGCAATCAAATTATCCGAAGATTCTGGATTGTTGCTATGGTAACTATACTTGCAAAGTCTATCAGCTTGAGCCTGAGTATTAGCAAATAAAATACACTTGCTATCAATGCTATCAAATAAAAGCTTAGTATATCTTTCTTTACTAGGATATTCCATCATTGCTTTCATCCTCATAACTCTAAGAATATGCCCAGGCCCTGAGCCTGTGTCTATACGTGTTCCCCAATAAGCATAATTCTTTTCTTCAGAAGAACTGAATCTTTTACCTTTGGTTTCTACTATATAGTCATTAACAGTTCCTAGTTCTAATTCATGAACAACAATCTGATAATCATTTAGTATTTTATTCTCTACAGCATCATCTGCTTTAAATCTGTATACTACAGGACAAAACTCATCCACTAACTTACCTTTCTCAGAATTTTTAAATTTAGGTGGTGTACCTGTGAGACCAAGTATTTTACCGGTATATAATTCTAAAAAACCCCTATGGGAATCTAATAAGCTATGAACCTCATCTAAATAGATGATATCATAGTCATTAGGATTCTTCTTAGCAAGGCTTAGATAAGTAGTAAATTCTACTCTATTTAATAAGTATTCCTTATCAAATTTTACAGCATCATCTTTCCATGATTGAAAGATTGCTTTCTTTGGTGCAACTACAAGACATCTCATGAGCTCAGTTGTATTGTCATCCATATGATTAAGGCCTACAAGTGTTTTACCAACTCCGGTACCCAATACAACTGTACATCTTTTCTTGTTTTCAGTTGCAACCAATGCTTCTAACTGAACTTCATCTTTTGTCATAATTCTATTATTACATCATTTTCATTAAGAATCTCCCGGAGTTTTTCTCTGATATGATCATAAGCTTCAGACTGTTGATCTGTAAGATTATCTGTATACTTTAGCTCATTTCTAAGATACT